GTAGTGATTTACTAATTTAAACTTTTTAACATCATACATCTTAGATAAAAAGAAATCTTCACTGGTTTCATATTTTGCAGGAAACCCACCAAATTCATCAAACTTATCTTTTCTAGTTAGCATGTAAGCACCAACAGCAAACGGAACCCAATGGCGCATAATGCTATTGATAATATTAAAAATCATAAAGCCAATTTTTGCTCTTACAGAATTATCATAACACTTTGCATATAATCCAATAAGATCAAGATTATTATACTCCAATTCGTTCACTGTGTCAAGTATAACTGTGTTGGAAAAGAATCTTACATCGCTATCGATAAACAAAATATAAGGTGTAGTTACAAGAGATGCTCCATTATTCTTAGCGATTGAAACTGGACCACCATCAATAACTTCTACATTTAGGTCACCCTTCATTACTTGGATAACTTCTCTTGTGTTATCTGTGGAACAATCTGCAATAATAATTCTTGTATTACCGATGTCTTGCTGGCGCAGGTGCATTAACAGATGTACAATGTAGTTCTCCTCATTCTTACAAGGAACTACAATAGTAATTTTATCCTGCAACGACATTATCTTTTTCCCGTGTCCATGTTACAATTTCCCAGCGTCCATCATGGTGCTCAACAAGAGCAGTACATGATTCAACCCAGTCTCCGTCATTCATATAAACCACACCATCTATTTCTTTAATCTCAGCATGGTGAATGTGTCCACAAATGACTCCATCATAACCTCGCTTCTTACAGTAACCAGCAAGATTTTTTTCAAACTGAAACATAAAATCTACTGCTTTTTTAACTTTGTGCTTAAGAAACTGGCTAAGGCTAAAGTACCCAAAACCCATACGACGACGAATCCAATTAAATTTACCGTTGAGGCTAAGAACAAAGTCATATGCTTTATCTCCTAAAAATGATATCCAAGGAGCAAGACGTGTAACACCATCAAATAAATCACCATGAGTTATTAAATAGCGTTTCCCATTAACTCCAATATGATCTGCTTGATTACAAATTTCAACAGAACCAAAAGAAACTCCATATGGGATCATCGAACGTAAAAATTCGTCATGATTCCCAACCACATAGATCACTCTAGTTCCACGTTTAGCATGACCAAGAATTCTACGAACAACATTAGTATGACTTTGTTTCCAACGCCACTTGTTCTGTTGAATCTTCCAAGCATCAATAATATCACCTACGAGATATAAAGTCTCGCAGGTGTTATGTTTTAAAAAATTATTTAATTTATCTGCTTGGCAATCACGAGTACCTAGATGAACATCACTTACAAAAATTGTTTTGTAATGCATTATGTCAACAGTTTAATTGCATCCTCGTAGTGATGAATACGATCTTCAAGACCAATGTAACCACCATTAATCTTTCGTGTCATTGTTTTAATATCGCCAGCATCTGCTTCACGATTAAGTTTGTTTTTGTTCCAGAACCAAATAGCAGACATAAGAGCAAAGTCACGATCTGCATTTACCCAGTCTGGATTGTTGAAAAGATTTTCCCAGTCATCAAACATCTCTTTGGCAAATGCTCTGTAATTATCTTTTCCAGTCAACTGAATTGGTCCACGTCCACGATATTTCCATCCGTCACCAGATGACTCTGGTCCATTGCCCATGCGATTTGCATAAACTTTATTGGCAATCTTTTCTGGTTGTCTTTGATATGCAGTTGCTGTTGCTTCGTCTGGGAAATACTTTTTGAAGATGCCCATTAATCCTTTGGCGGAGTAATTAAGATTTTCTTCGAATACAGTCCAACCACCAGACTCATGACCACACTGTGCAAGAAATGCAGCAATGCGTTTTGGAGAATCTAATTCGTAGTTTGGGAATACATTGTTCATAGAGTCAACCCAACCCTGCGGGTCTTGTGCTCTTGGGAATAGTTGATTAAATTGTTCAGCTGTTAGCATTTAGCGTTTCCTTCGTTAATGTCTTCGTATTTTAATTTAGCCAAGATATAATCTTTGACTAAACTGCTTCTCACAATATCGTCTGGAGTAAATTCAATACGAGTAAATGCACCCATGTGCTGAGCAATATCAAAAAACTTCAACAAGCCAGACTTGTCATTATTTTTTCTTAAATCGGTTTGGCGATAATCACCACACCAGATAATTTTTGACCGATAACCAACACGAGTCATCACAGTATCAATCTCTTCAAAGTTCATATTCTGTACTTCATCAACGATAATGATAGCATCATCAAATGACATACCACGAATGAATGATGTAGAGATAAATTCGATATGGTGTTGTTCTTCTAATCTATCCCAAGCATCTTTACGAGCAAATAATGTCTCGCATATTTGACGATATGGTTGTTGATAGATTTCCATCTTTTCTGCAACATCTCCTGGAAGATGACCAATCTCTCTTGATTGTACTGCAGATCTTACTACAATAATTTTACTAAATGGATTTGATTTATCCATTACTTCTTCAATTGCTTTGTACAAAGCAATAAATGTCTTACCAGTTCCTGCTACTCCGTGCAATGCTACGAAATAATCTCCTCTTTTATACGCATCAAAAAACTTTTTCTGATTATCTGTTAATGGCTGAAAAGTTTTTAAATCATCTAGTCGTAATCTTAATTGATTACTTGGTTTTCTTGGCTCACGAGGTTCATTAATATTATTGTTAGGGTCTACTACTTGCAGTGCGGATTTACGAGCCATGCACTTTCCTTTTGAGTTATAATTGTGATGATGACTGATTTAGTTGGCTTCCTGGAGTTTTTTCGTGGATTCTTTGTAGCACCTCCTTAAATCCTGAGTCGTACTTTCTTGACGCAGAGAGTTTCGTTGGATCACCGAGCATTGGAGCACCGATGACAGTTTCTAGATGCGGATTGGCTTCTCGATATGGATCGAGTTCAGCAATCTTCATGACAATCTCAGTTATTTCACCAGTTTCTTTATTTTTAAAAGTATATGTAGGCATAATTGTATTTATAAGGGAATCATCTTGAATTTCACTTTATTTTTCTCTGTTATAGCAATCGCTTTGTGATTTCTGTTACGCCACTCTTTAACATACCACTCTGGGATAGGTCTATTTGTCCAAACAGCGAATGGTTGCTTATCATTTATGTAATAATTCTTGTATGCTTGAATAGAATTGTCTGGAACTTTATATTGTTCAGGCATACACTGTGGCATTGCTGTTGCAGCGTCATTTGTGATTTTAGATGGAGGAAAAGACAAGAATGGAATCAGTCTTTCAGCAACATGATTCTTTCCATAACGAAATGTGTACTCTCTCATTAGATCTCGCCACAAATTATACAACCACCAGTAGTTATCCAGTGATTGGCGACACCAGATACCTGATGGGTGTTTCATATGTGATGCAAGATATAAATTATCTTCACGATCGTCATCTAATTTCCATCTCATGGCTTTGCGACCAGAAATAGACTTACCCTCATACTCATATCCGTCAAGAAGACGATGAGCAGTTGAGAGAAGTTGTGCATATTCCAGAATCATCTTAACGACATGTTTGTCAAGATGTTGTTTTGCACATTCTTTAGTGTCTGTGTGAAGATAAAATATATTCATTACACAATCATCCGAATTAATCCAAATGTATCAATCGTTGTTAACAATATGTAGTTAGCCAACATGCCAAATGATTTCCGAGTATAAGCAGCCCAAGCATACATAGCACAACCAGCGATCCAAATAGGATATAGAGCGAGTAGCGGAGGATTGGGAACAGTAAGAGCCATGGTAATCGAACAGCCAATAGAAAAAGCCCAAGCAAGCAACTCAACAATAAAACGAAACTTATTACTAGTCCAGTCATCTTTTATCCATTGTAATGTTGGTCCAAAAATATCAAGCATAAGTGCCTAAAGAGTCATATCCAAATTTTAATGCGTTTAATCCATAAATTCCACGAATAGTTTCATGAATTTGTTGAATTGTATCAGAAGATTTACTGTGATGAATAGCATGACCACCTTTAGCAGCAAATGGTGTAATGCAACCAATTGAATCATCAACTAAAATTGCACGATCATGTGCAAAATTGGCTTTTTCTTGTTTGGCACGAACAAAATTTGCTTTGTAAGGTATATTGTGCTTGTTTAACCAGTGCAATTTTTGACTTCTCGCATGATTTCCTTGAATTGCGTCATATGTTCCCATTGAAGTGAGGATCTCAATGTTGATTCCATCAAGTTTACACACATAATTCAACAGTTCTTGTGTGTCAGGCATGAATTCCAAGTCTTCAAAGATTTTATATGTGAAAACAGCGTCACGAAACTTCTTTCGATCGGTCTTTTCGGGATCAAATTTGCGGTATGCCTTGTCAAAATTGCAAAGCACACCATCCATATCTAAGTAAAGTGTAATCATCATAACATTATACCTCAAAAATTGTTGCAAAGCAAGAATTATTTGACAAATTTTGCAAAATTAGGTGGTTTCCAACCCTCTGGTTTGAGAATTTTACCATCTTCACGCTTTTTAACACGCAAAGTCACTGGATCAATCTTGGAAAGATTGGATTGAGCACCCTCATCCCAGATATTTTCACAATCCCAACCACGAGATTTCATATAACCAACAATAACCCACATTAAATCAAAGCATGCATCACAAATTTCAGTGTCATTCTTGTCAATACTGGCATCCATCAACTCTCTATACTCTTCTTTGATAAGTTCAAAGTATAAATCTGACTGTGCAGAGGGATTTGCATTAAATGGTGGAATGTCTTGTCCAGCTGAAGTCATAAAAACATGGACATCTGAGAATACTTTACTCATTTGTTTCTCTCCGTATCAAAAAAGTGTGGTGAATGAATTGGTTCGACTGGTGTGATAAACTCTTCATTGTGCCATTCGGGATTTTCTTGTCCTACCCAGTCAGGAAAATCATCTTCGATATAATCAAGAGTAGCACCTTGTGGTGGAAAGAATCCACAACCACGAATAAAAAGATCTACATGTTGTAGAACACCATCCAATGTGTCTGTGTTAAATTCTATAGTGGTCACAGCATTGTGACCAGAAATGTCGTCAATTTGTTTCAGAATATATTTCATTAATCATGCTCCTCTAATGTCCATTGTAGTCGTCTAATCTCTTCTTTTAATTTTTCATTTTCACCTTGCAACATATGCAATTGTTTCATTAATTGATAGACTGCTTCTTCAGTATCACTTAGTGGTATCGTCATTTGTTCCATGTTCAACTTTCTTTAATGTCCAAGATCCATTTTTATTATCAATCCATTCAAGAGTATCACCCTCTTTCCATCCTGCTTCTTGTAAAATCTCATCAGTGAATGGTAAAATTAAATCACCAGTCTCTGCATCTTCTTCTAATTTGATGGTCCAATGTTTACTCATAGTTTATCTCCAGCCAATTTGTGTCTTCAGATAGAACAACACATGTGCCACCTGCTCGTTCAACCTTGTCGATCAGATTGTTTAAAATTCCCTGACCATACATATTTGTTCCATAACTATTTTTATGGCACTCATAGACAGATCCAGAAGAACCCTCAAAGAAAAATGAATTTCCTTCGAGGATTACTTTGGTAATACCACTGTTTAACTTCCATGAGTCTGCACCTGCCCATCCACCATACCAGCAAGCAAACACTTTATGGACTGGTGGAGTATCTTTTCCAGTGATTCTGACGACTACCCACTTGTCTGGATTGTAGTCACTCATACTTCAACCACTTTTAATTCGAAACGATCTGCTCGATCTTCGTAGTTGATGTAACCACGAGGATTGCAAACCACTCGAGTGCTTACAATCATGTAGTCAAAATCTTCATGAGTGTGACCATGTGTCCACAACTTAATCATCGGACGCTCCATAATAAAGTCATCCAAATTAGAATTGTATGCACCATTCATCAGTGTGTCATGTGCATAGCGAGGATGCTCTGAACCCTTGCTTGGAGCATGATGAGTGCAGACCACATTGATCTTCGTTGGATCGTAGTTATCCTCAATGAATTTCTTCATTGCTTTATGTTCAACAAGTGCACTTCGTGGTGACCATGTTGCAGGACGCTTGTGGAACTTTGCTTTATCATTTTCAAAAGTTCTGTAATTAACCATCTCATTACTATTCTCGCAGATCTGAAAGTCATTCATGCGACGAGTAACATGATTCATGGTCATTTCATTCTCACCATTAAAGTCAGTCCAGAGAGTACCACCGATAAAACGAACACCATCGATGTCAATGAATTCCTTATCAAGAAAGTGCACATTGCTCAGTGCATTCGATTCTAACATGGAACGAATTATACTCGGACTCTGTGCAACATCACCATGATAGTGTTCATGATTACCCATGATGTAGATAACATGAGGAAACTCAAATGAGCATCTCTTAAAGAAGTCAACAATGCGACTACTCTTTGCTCCCTCCATGAAGTTATCTGGATCTGGGCGACCAATATCTTTGGCAACACAAATGTCACCAGAGAGAATCAGAACATCTGCATCTCGATCGTTGTTTAGTTGTAGATCTCCGAACTCTAAATGTAGATCGGAGCAAATTGCGACTTTCATTTTTATTACCTTTACTTAAATTGTGGACCACTGATCCATCCCACTAAACTATGTCTTGTTCCTCGAGTAAGAGGTGTTACAGCATGCATTGTATAACTAGGAAACGCTAACAATGTTCCTTGATCACGATACAATTTTTCTGAGTGTGAACCTTCGATAATTTCAAAGTCACCACCATCATATTCAGATGGGTCTGTTAATTGTAACACAATGGACAATTTTCTAACTGGAATGTTAATTGTTCTATCAGTATGAGCATCATACTTACCACCTGGAGCATTATATTCTGTAAATTGTAGTCCTTCAGTAAACCCATAAAGATCAAAATTAAAATAATCTTTATTTAAGAGCACAACAACATCTGCTAATCTTGTATAAACCCACGCTAACTGTTCGCATGGTTGTAGAAAAACAACATTACTTTGACGATGCTCAGATAACTTCTTTGCTGGAGAACTTTCCTCAACTGTTGCTGGTTTTAATGTATGTGTGGTTTTAACATATGATATAATCTCATCACATTCTTTTGAAGAGAAGAGATTTTTATAATATGCATACTTTTCAACTTTGTCATGTTCGAATAACCATGCTGGAGAGTTCATTGTATTGTCCTGTCTTTTTTGTAAGATTGCATGGCAGACATCATGATGATATCAAATTCTTGTCGATCGCCATGTATCTCAACTGCACGAATTAATCTTGCCAATATCACTGCAGAGAGTGACAGAGTACCAACTTTATATTCGTTGGAACACTTTACGAGAAAGTCATCAATCTCGTAGGATAAATTTTCTAATTGTTTATCATTCATTATTTTAAAATATTAATAAAAATTAAAAGCGATAGAAATTCTATAATCATCTTCGTCTTCTGTTACATTTTGTCCGACGGAATGATTTAACCACGATGGAAATATAAGCAGTAAATTATCCTTAGGTTCCATAAAATATGATTCCCAGTTATCTTCAGTTTGTTCAGTATCAAAAATATAATCAGGTAAGTCATCTGGTCTAAAGAAATTTATGTTGCCTGAATTTTTTGGCACTTTAACATATAACACTGCAGAAAAATAAGATCCTGGATGCTTATGAGTTAAATTATAACTATATTTTGGATTTATATTAAACCAAAAATTTGCAAGACGAATTTCTTGAGTTTTAATTCCCATTCTTTTATAGAGTGGAATCATTGATTCTGAGATGGTTAAAATTATAGGCTTCATATAAGGTAGTTCTTCTAAAGTATTATATTTTATACTTTGCCATCCACCCATATTACTAACTTTAGTTGTTTTCTGATGTAAATATAATTCCAAAATCTTTGGAATTAACCATGATGTATCTTCAAACTGAGTCACAAAGATTGATGTTTTAAACGGAACTATTTCTTGTAATTTCATTTTAGTTATTTTTCATTCTTATATGGTGAATCTGGATTTCTGGCTTTGATTCTAGGAACTTCTGTCATACAATACTGCTCACCCATTAATCCCATATAAAACTTACAAGGATTACCAACAAAGTTATTTGAAGCACTGTTATCAATGTAAACATTCTCGACCTTTGTAAAGTGTCCGCATCCTGAGAGAAGCAAAACCAATAAGACTCTAGCCACCATAATAATCAATCAACAATTCTAATGCTGGAATTAACTGCACCATGGATTTGTGATAATCCTCTGGATGGAGATACTGTCCTTCTTCAGTGTGAAGACGAATCTCTTCTTTGAGATACGACAATTGATCTTTTAAAGATGCAACTGTGATACCATCTGCCACTTCAAAGGGAATTTCTAATTTTTTCATAAGTCTATTATACTCCAATTAATCTTGCATGTCAATCAATTTCTTGACTGTCTTGGGATTGCAATATACTACCTGTCTACCTTCTGTTCCTCCGAGGGGAAGGTCTGCATGAATTAGCACTCCAAACTCATTCTGTCGAATTACCATTCCTACAAGGGGAACACCCTCCCACTTTGCGAATACTCTGTCTCCATAGTTCCACTTCTGGGGTACGGACTTAGAAAATTGATCAGCTAGTTTCATGGCATCAAAAAGTGTATAATGAGTAGAATAAGCAATAAGACTATTACAATAACATCAACTGTTTTCATTGTGACACCCAAATAGCCTTTCCACCAGTCTTCTCGAAGTCCTGCCATTCCAGACGAATGTACTGTAGACCATCCACTCCAGCTGACTGAACATAACCCTGTATACCCCATGGCTTAATCTCAGTGACTACAACCATAGTACCACCGAAGACTGCCTTATAAGGATCTACCTGAACAATATCATTAATCTCGATCATTCTTAATATCTCTCTTCTGTGCCTGTCGTTCAGACTTCCAAAAAACTCTCTTCCAGTCTCTTAGGTGTTTCCACCATTGGGGAGCGGATGTAAGATTACCCTTCTTTACATTTGCCATGCCAACTCCAGTACTATGATTATAACCATTGCGATTAGTGAAGTCATACTCCAAACTCCTTGCGAATCTTGTCTACACAATAATGACCATCCATACCTTTATCACCGAGATCTTCACAGATAGACATTACATCCTGTAGAATCAACTCGGCGAACTTTTCCATATTCTCGTACTTCCCACCAATGCCCCATCTACCTACTTTTATATCCTCACCCCAATCGATTAATATACCAGCCTGTTCAGCAAGTTTGTGAATTCGTTCGTTCATATGCAACCTTTCGATGTGAAAATTTTTCTCGGGGAATTTTTTAGTGAAAATGGATTTGAATTCATGTAACCCTCTAGAGATTATAAGAATATGATATAGGTAAGACCAAAGAGCATACCCCAGAATACAAGGAAGAATGGAAGATGGATTAGAATAGCCATGCTCCACCAAAGCCATGCAAGAGTAGGATCAAAGGAATAACCGATGATTAGGATAAGGATAGAGAATAATAGTGTGTTCATTGTGTGTTTAAGAGTGTGGGGGTTTAATTGTGTATAGCGATCAAGGTAGGAGTCCCGACAAATACAGATAAGTGACCCTAAGTCAAATACAGATTACTCATCCCCATAATAGCCATAGTCTTCGTCTGTACCGAACCCAGCAGAAGCCAGTGCTGATGCTTCGTCACCATCCATACTATCATCATAGTCATAATTCTGTTCTTCATAATCCTTGATGATCTCAGCGACAGTACCCAGATCTACCTTTAGACGAATAGCGATCTCATCTAGAGATACACCATCTTCGTGTAGTTCGATAATGCTTTGATGCAAATTACTAAAGTAACCCATAACTTCTCCTTAAGCAGTCAACATGTAGGTAG